ATCTTGATCAAGCCCCAATCCTCAACTACACGCTTGTCCCAATTGACGACTGGTGACTTTCCTCTAGTCTCGAGCACGGCTCGATTAACGATAGGTTCGCCTGCAACAACAATACCTGCCGCATGTTGGCCAAACGATTTCATTGTGCCTGCAAGCTTAGTTGCATGCTTCCAGATAACAGGATGTTCATTGCGGAACTTGTCTAGCTCAGGCACAGCGTCCGCAGAAGTATTCAGGTCAAGTGACGTTCCATGTTCTTTAAGCACAAGCTTGGTCGCACTTAATTGCATGTTGTTCAAACCGCTGATACGACCTGTATCACGTAGGGCTGAGGCTGAAGCTAGTGTTGAATAGTTCGAGATACCAGCGACATAATCTTCACCATATTTTTCAACAAGGTAATCAATCACCTTGTAGCGACCGCTTGAAGCGAAGTCCAGATCGGCATCAGGCAAGTCAAGACGTTCAGGATTGATGAAACGTTCGAAGATCAATCCAAAACGTATAGGATCAACGTCCGTGATCCCAAGCAGATAAGCGACTAATGAACCTCCAACAGAACCTCGCCCAGGGCCTACAATCACGCCGTTGTTTTTAGACCACATCACCAAGTCTTCAACGAGCAGGAAGTAGGACTCAAAGCCCATCTTTTTTAATATTGAAAGCTCATAGCCTAAGCGAGATTTATATACTGTATCTAATTCAGCTTTCGTTGGCTTATATCCAAGAATCTCTTTAGAAAAGCGTTTCTTCCAGCCTTCCAAGCATTTCGCGCATAGTGTTTTAAATTCGTCAGTGCTTAGCTTAGGTAGGGAAACTGGCTGCTTCTCAAAAATATATTGGCATTTGTCCACCAGCTCAGAAATATTCTTTAGACCTTCTTTCCAAGCTTCCGCTGAATTGACGCGCTCATATTTAGCCATACGCTGAATAGCAGCTTTTGTATGGTCTAAAATGAATTTTGGCTCTTTAAAACCAAAATCTTTTACGTATTGAATAGGACGATAGTGCAAATCAAGTTGGGTATTGGTTGCGATAGCGCTCAATACATCCAAAGTGTCCGCATCTTCATTCTCAAGATAGTTAAAAGGATAAGTGACAACGGTTTTAATTTTTTCGCGTTCATACGCCAAATAGCCTAAGTAGTTTAAGCGGTCGAACAATGGCGTATTGATCGGACTAAATTCAATATATAAATCATCACCAAATCTCGCTTTTAATACTTTTAAGATTCTTTCGTGATCAGGGTGACTAAACAGACCGTACATATCACCAGTCGTTACGACCACATCTTCCAATTTGCATAGAGCATCCAGATCAGTACGGCTGTGGTAGTAATATTGCTCTTTAGAGTTTGCGTCTGTAAGAAGTTTGAATAAGCCTTTAATGCCTTTTTCGCTTTTTACGTAGACTTTAGGGCAGAACATCAAGTTGCGTTTTTCAGCAATACCAGATGAGGCAGGGGGCTTACGATATTTAGAATCGTCATATACACGCAAACGACAACCAAACACCGGCTTGATATTGGCTTTGGTGGCTTTGTTCGAAAAATCTACCAATGCATGTAAGGACATGTCATCAACGATTGCGACCGATGAATAGCCTAAGCCTTTTGCAGCTTCGACAATTTTGTCTACCGTTAATAATGATTTTCCTATCGAAAAGTCAGATTGCACTGACATTGCGTGGTTTAACATAGAGAATCCTATACAACTAATCTCTTACAGCTATTAAATTAAAAATCATTTGGAAATTAACAATTTGGAAGACTCTTCTTTCGCAATCCCAAAACAGGTCAAAAGAACAAAAGCTAACGACACATGGCTTTGTGCAGTGTTTTCTTTCCAGTTGAGTTCTTCCATAAACGCTTTTTTTAGTTCACTGCGCGTATATCCACCCAAAAGAAGCTTTTCGACGGCAAGACTGAGCCAAACTGGAGTTTTTCCTTTCATGGCATTTTCGTTTTTGGCCAATCCATCCTTAATCTCGGTCACTAAACCGCTCTTAACTAAGGTCAATGCAAACGATTGAGCTTTTACAGGCAGCTTCACGATTAATTCCTGCTGTTCCGGTGTAGGCTCAAAAAAGACTTTCTCTACCTTGGTTGCTCGTTCAACGAGAGTCGGTTTCTTTGGTTGGATCCCACCCGAAGAAAGACTTTTGGCTGCATTCATTTCTTCACGTAAGGCTCTGCGTTTAGCTTCTTGCGCCATCCGAGCTTTTTCATGCTGTTTGAGTAAATCGTTTACATTAACAACCTGCTTGATCGCGTTAAGCGTTTCATATGATTTCTGCTCACAAGCCTCAAATGCCGGGCATCGTTGGCAATATTCGCTATCACGCGAAAAACATGAGATTGAACCAAAACAACCAAAAGCCTTTGCTTCAATAAAATCTATTCTTTCGTTTTCGTTTGATTTCATTTAAAACGCTCTCTTTTGCGCTATATACACTTTTAAAGTGTTGAAATGATTTAGATAGCAACTCGCGTAACGGCTTCTTCAACTTCTTTCACAGCGTCACGAATGAATCGTTTTTCTTTGTTTGTTTCGGCTGTTTTCATGATGCAATTAGCCACAAAACTTAGATTCAATTTGCGACGTCTTGGTCCCCGCGATTCATTTTTCTCAGGCGTATTGAGGGAAAGCTGATATTTGGCTTCTTGTGCCAACAACTCTCTTTCAATGAAATCAGGCGGATTTAAGGTGAATTTGAGTAAAATTTTTGCGAACGGTGAAAGCTGCTGCATTTCTTCTGTAAGAGTCTGCATCAACTCATATGGGCCTAAAATATTTTGGCTCTGGTGATCAACAAAAACGTCATAATCACAGTCATCTTCACCATCACCCATACGATGCAAAATGTCGGACTCGTATTCCGTTCTGTTATCGCCCAAATGGTATTTTTTCAGTAATCTCGATACCATGTTGAGGCAAGCAGTAGTTAAATAAGTCGTTAATTTGCCTTTGCTTTCATCCCAAGTCTGAATCGATACCACGAAAACTTCACAGAAAATGGCATACAGCTCTTCAACGTCAATGCAATAGCCGACTGAGGTAAGTCGGCTAATATTCCGGTGTGCCAAATGACGAAGAAGCTTGTCATGATCTCTGAAAAGCTGATCTTGATTTCTTACCATAGCCCACCCCCAAAAGTGTCCGAATTAACCGAACACTCGTTGAGCCAAGTCTTCCGCAACTTGCTGATCGACTTGAGTGAGCTTGTTAGTAAACGCCAATTTGAGACCGTGCTTGTAATCGTTACGACGCAAGCCAATCATTGCTGCGTTGATTAATGAACGTGGTGAGATGGTGTCGCTGATCTTAGAGTTTGCATATTGCTCGCGTACCAAGTTTGCATAATCCACTAACTTGTCAGCATCCTCTGCGCATAAACCTACACGTTTCTGGATAATCAAGGACTCATCTTCTTTCTTCATGTAGCTCTTATAGATCACTGAGCCAAAACGGTCGTAGTTCGCTGAGTTCTGTAAGTTAGTACCCTGATAAAGACCAGTTTCATCACCTGAACCGTTCGTGTTACCTGTTGCAGCAAAACGGAAGTTTGGATGTGGTTTGATGACACGGTTAGCTGCATCTGCTTCTTTGATATATAAAGGTTTACCTTCTAGTACAGCTTGATATACAGATAAAACGTTTGGTTGCGCGAAATCATATTCGTCAGCCAAATACATCCAGCCATGCTTCATCGCTAAAGCTAATGGCCCAAGCTCAAAGATGGTTTCACCATTTTTAACCGTCCACATACCTACAATGTGAGATTCTTCTGTATTTGAAGTGTGCTGAATACGAACAAGAGGACGGCCAGTTCGAGCTGCGATCTGGTCAAACATTTCTGATTTACCAGCACCTTTGTGTCCCCACACGTAAGGGTTGATGTTTAGCTCCAATGCAATCATGACATCCTTCAGCTCGTTCACGTTCCATACATACGTATCATTAATTTCTGGAATCATTTCCGGGAAGGCAGAGTTCTCAATGCATGAGATTGGAATCGGTTTACCTGAACCACTAAGCGCGCTTTTACCTTTCAGATCAAAGATTTCATGAAATGGTTTAGACACCACAATATCGTTTGGTTTTGCCTCAATATTAGTAAGCGCTAACTTTACATTGTGGTTATTAGTAGACACTGTTGTTTCTTCCTTAGATGTTGAAGTATCTGTTGCTTTTTCTTGTTGCGCCTTTGCTAACTCTGCTTCTTTAGCTCTTTTCAGTTCAGCCTGTTCTTGCATCTTTTTCTGCGCTAAAGGCGACAATAAAGGGCTATCTGGATACTGTTTCTTGTACTCTTCATACGTAGTTTCAGGATGTTTTTCTTTTAAATGCTTAGCAATTACGTGAGTTTTTCCACCACAGATTTCACAGATAATAGGATCGTTAGACATTTATAAGCTCCAAAAACGGATTCGATAATTTATGAAAAAGTATCACTAACTGATATTGAAAGTTTATAAGATTGCATCATAAAAATAAAGTAAGTGCTTACTAATATTTTATAATACCCAAATGATGCAATCTCCACCCAAATTCTAAGCTAACAACATACTGCGTAAACGCGAGATTACAAGGCTAGGTAATTGCTCAACGTCATGAATCACCACATGTTTGTCATAGAATCTACGAACAGAATCATCTTCAATTCCAATACCAATGACGTCTACCTTGCTCTTCTCGATTTTCTTCACCACTTCTTTTAAATGATATTCCAGATCTCGACTGTTACCTCCACCCGCAGGTGAGCCATCAGATAGCACCATCATAATTTTACCTGCTTCCTTACGACCCATTAGACGACGTGCAGCAATTTCTACACATTCGCCATCAATGTTACTCGCCATTAAACCTGAGTGAGGAAGCCATCCAAATCGACGTTTTGTTTCAGTATTAATGCGCTCGTTGTAGCCTTTAATGACAGGCATATAAAGGTTTTCATAGCGTGAATAACTAACGCCATATTTTTTTTCTGCTTCACGAATTTGCTTTAAACGCTTGTGGTAAGTGGCTGAGTCTGTATGAGTAGTAAAGCAGATCACTTCATGAGGAATCTTGAGACGATCCAGAACGTTNGATAGTGCGTAACTCGCAGCAGCGGCAGTATGGATTTTAGAACCGCACATTGAACCTGACATATCGACGACCAAGCTCACAGCAACGTCTTTGGTTTTTGATTCAACGCGCTTACGAAAAATTCGACAATCACCAGTTGAAGCCAGTCGTGCTAAAGATGAACTGTTTAATTTTCCTTGTTTTAATCCATTTTCCCATACAGATTTACTTCGTGCCTGAATTGCCCGCTCCATATCTTTCTGCATAGGACCAACCATTGAAGCTACCTTGTCTTCAAGACGTTTAAACATCTTGTCATCGTAATGAAGTTTAGGAACTTCAAGCGGTTCAATGACATCACCTTCATTGGTAAATACTGCGTATTTAGATTTTTTAACGTCCGCTGCTGTGCGTTGTGCAATCTTCTTGCTTAGTTGCTCACTGTAGTTGTTTTCGGTGTCTTTTAACGAGTCCAGAATTGCGGCCACAAATTCACTACGAGGAGGGGCACTCTTCTTATCGTCACTTTCTAGTGAATGCTTAACTGCATTAGGCCGTTGTTTAGCTTTTCCACCACTACCGCCTTCGCCTTCTTCATCTTCGCCCTCATCGGCACCAACAGCTCCACCTAGAGAACCACCTTCATCATCATCTTCTTCATTCTCATCTTCGCTATTGCCTACACCAGCGCTTTTACCTGGCGATTTTGGCTCTGGTAAGCTGTCGCTATCTTCATCATGCTCGCTGTCAGGGAGTTCTGGCAATTCAGGCTCATCTTTCAGTACCTTATAGATACGCTGAGCCAAATCCATTGTGTCTTTTGTGGACTTTAATTTTTCAATCTCTGGCTTAAAAGGAGTAAGCATGTCCCACACAGGTTTAATATGCTTCATTTTGTCTTTTAAGTAATGTTCAAAGACTTCCTGACCACTTAACGCACGTAACATTGGCAACATTAAATGTTGCGTAATTTCTTCATCAGAAGCTTTTTCCTTTACAAGTTTTTGGTATTTATCGTCAATCAATTCATCAATGAAAAATTGGCTCGCATTTTTCATATTGATATTTGAACCGCGATATTTTTCAGCCATGCAACGTTCTACACGCGCTTCTTCTAACAATGAAGTTAAAGTCTTTACCTCTTCAGATCCTTTTAGCTTGAGAGAAAAATCGGTAAAAAGATACTTCGCTACCTCTTGATCAAGAAAACCTTGAACCGCATCAATCAGCGAATCTGGTGAATTGTCCGGAAGATATGGAAGGTTAATTCGCACAGGTTTGCCTGTCTTTGGATCCTTATGCACACCTGCCTCAATACCTTCTTGCGTTACTGCAATATCAGAGTTAGTCAGTGCTTGGGTAACGACGACAATTGCTTGTCTTAAAATATGTATGCGCTCATTCATTGAAAATTCTCAATCTAAAAAAATCATTATTGGAGGTCTATATACAGACTTGACAGTATATTAATAAGTGCTTACTAATATTAAAAAGCATTATAAAAATATTTATTGAAAAATAAAGAGTGAAATTGGGGAGATTTTGAGTTTTAATAGAGGGTTTATTTTGACCGTGGTCAGCATCAAACCTTGGACACTAACCACAGAGAAGGGTCAAGTGAGGGATTTTTAATTATTTAGGTAGACTCATAAGACTATATAGCTAAGTTTAATAAACAAATTTTCGCCAAGTGCATTGTTAATCACAAGAAAATCACCGCATTCCTCATTTTTTCCTTTAATTACATTAATTTGATTGCCCTCAAAGATCAGTTCAGAACCCTGCTCTGCCAAGAAATCTGCTACGGTTTCAGGTGTAATAACTTCAACACTTTTCGACATTTTTTACTCCTATACTCTAACTATCATACTTTTTTGACAAATAATTGGCTTGAATGAGGCTTATACTTCCTCTTGGTATCAGTCGATACGTTGTCATTATAGTATGATTGTCTGCATCAGCTAACAAATTGCCTGTACTTAAAATGAGCATCTACTCACCTATAGTCTGACCATTAGTTTAACCCAAAAATAAGAAAATATTAATCAATGCTTACTTACTAAATTTTTCCGTTAATTGTGACCGATGTCATGTTATCCAATCCTATACAAATCTGTACTTTTCTTGAACTTGGGTAAATCAGCACTTACTGATATAATTTACCTAAACCGCAAATATTTTAAGTCTATAATGTTGTATCGAGGATACATTCCGACATTATGACTTTATATCTATTAAGAATATTCTAAGGAAAACGTTACTATGAAATCAGCAGCTACTAACACCAAACGCAAACTAACTGTCGCCCAATATCTCGACGCTCAACTAAATGCATCGGATCTGAATCAGTCGCAATTGGCAGAGATCATGGGTATCAATCAAAACATGGTTAGCTTCATTGTTCGCGGTAAAAGCAAATTACCTCTTGAACGTGTGCGCGCTATGGCCGATGCTTTAAAAATCGATGCTAAAGACCTCTTCATGCGCTGCCTAGAGGAATACATGCCTCATCTGCTTGAAGAAATGGAAGCCATGATTGAGCAACCTCTTATTACTGATGCAGAATCGAATTTAATTAAACAAATTCGCGAAGCAAACGCTGGCCATAATTTTGAGTTTTTCAATAACCCAAGACAGAAAGAAGCCTTTGATGCTTTCCTAGAAACACTTAAAGCCAGCTAATCTGTTTTTATTCTTACTGCCCGATCAAGTTCGGGCTTTTTGCTATTCATACCCTTTAAATTACTGTTTTTAAATTTTTCTTTCATAGCTCCTCCTAAACTTGAAAACGTTACAAAATCAAGATTGGTATAGATTACCAATTTAAATCAAACTTTGAAATACCACTCTTAATAGAAAAGTACGTATACGACAGGATATGACGCCCTGCCTTTTTGCACCCCCAAAAAATATAATAAAATGTATCTTTTATTACATTTTTTATTTTTCGACATGTGGTAGACTGTTTTTATATCCTTTCCGTTTTTGGAAAAATGTAATAAAAAATTATTTGGTCGATTTATGGCAAGAACAACAACTGGAAAAGCCCCATATGTGTCAGAAGATGATCTTGAGATTACTTTGGCCACTCAAACGGGCGTAAATGCATTACGGAACAAATGTGTTTTGTATTTCTCACACTTCCTTGGGCTTCGCGCTAAAGAATTATCAATGTTAAAGGTCGGCGATGTTTACGAGGTGAAGAAGGGTAAGCTGAAGGATATTATTCGATTGCTCGGTAATATTACTAAAGGCAACCGCTACCGAGAGGTATTCCTGGTCAATCCAATCGCTAGATCACTGGTAGAAGAATACATAACAAAAGAAAGACCAAAGGATCCAGACGCACCTTTATTTTTATCGCAGAAGGGCGGTCCATTCTCACCAAATAGCATGGTGACCATGATTAATAACTGTTATAAGAAGGCTGGTATTCAAGCAACCAGCCATTCCGGTCGACGTTCCTTTGCCACAAGGCTAATAAGAAAGGGCGGTGATATTTATTCAATTCAACAATTGATGGGGCATAGCTCAATCCTGACCACGCAAAAATATTTTGCATCGGATCCGGAATTGCTCCGCCAAGTTGCTGAAAAGTTAAATTAAAATTTCAAAAATCTAGTTTTGTGCAGCAGGCTTTGGATTTCAAAGTCTGCATATAGATAGTTGCAGTCTCACCATTATCTAGGTAATCATCCATTCGCTGCTCAAAATCTTTTTGGTTGTAGAATTTTAATTCATTAATATCAAAGCGGTTTTTATCAAATTCAACGGCAACGGCTTCGTTTTCATTCATGAGCTCCAGAACCTTATTTGCACCTTGAATGCCGCCAAGCATATCAATTTCGCTCTTGGCTAATTTAAATTCCTGATCATCCAACTCATCAGCAATCTTGTTTGCTTCTTCTAAAGTTTTCGCACTCGTAGCATCAAAGAACACAACTTCACCATTTGCATTCTGAATCCAAGTACCTATTTCAAAAGTTCCATCTTCTAATTGTCTGATTTGATTCTGCATTTTAAGCCTATGAATTTATATGTAAGCAATTAGAACTAATAAACATTTTGTTTTGGTTAAATACAATCTGATTTTTAAATTAATAATCTATATAGATTTCTATATAGATTTCTACATATCAATGAATACAAGTTTATACATTGTTATCTAGCGCATTTACTATTACACTACGATTTTCGCCAACGTTTATGTTGAGGATTTAATGAAATTATTGATCGCCAATTCAAAAGGTGGCGTCGGCAAAACAACTACGGCTACCAATTTGGCTGCATGGATTGCCAATAATGAAAAACAAGATGTAGCTCTTGTCGACCTTGACGCCAATAAAAATTCGGTTAAATGGGGGATTTATCGTCAAGCCCAAACTTTCTTAGAAAAGACCGGCTCAATCAAAACTTATCATTTGTTTGGTCAACCTGAAATTGACAAAGTCATTCCAAAAATTGAAAGTGAAACACCCAACGTAATTCTCGATTGCGGTGGTTATGACTCTTCTGGCTTCCGTGAAGCGCTGCTTTGCTCCGATGCCATTCTTATTCCAACTCGCCCTAACCAAGCTGACGTAGAATCAACTGGGGAAATTTTGGAATTAATTGAAGAAGCAAATAATATCCGTGTAAATGAAAGGGACCTCGATCCACTTCATGTCTACATCTATATCACTCAAGTCCCGACAAATGCACGTATCACAGCTTTAGACGATGCGCGTAATGCGTTTAAAGAAGTTGAAGATTTTGCAAAAGTTCTCGATTCAGTAAATTACGACCGTATTGCATATTCAAGAGCTTATGGCATGGGTCTTGGTGTTATTGAGTTAAATATTGGTGCCTCTAAGGCAGCAGAAGAAGTAAATGCATTGGCTGAGGAGTTGTTCAAATGAGTGGACGTGGTGGATTATCATTAGGCAAAGCTGCAAAAGTACAAGCTGAAAATTCAAATGCTTCTGATTTTACCAAGAGTGCTCCAGTACAAACTGCAACAGCAACGCCAGAAGCTAATGAAAAACCTGTAGATTTTGAAAAGCTTGATGAGCTATCAGGATTAAGCAAACCTAAAGAGAAAAAGGACCGTGAAGCGCCTTGGCGTCAGGGCATTAATATTGCTCCTGAAGACTTGAAATTAATTCAACGTCCTTTTAACAACAATATTAGCCAAGAAATGTACCTTCGTTTGAACTGGCTTAAATCTATCAGCTCCATTGGCATGGGTTCTAACAAGACCACTTTTACAACCATGCTCAATGAAGCTTTAGAAGAATATACGGCTCGTCGAATCAAAAAACTCGGCGACAATTACGACGTCTGACCAAGAAATTCAAACCATTCGTCGTAAATAATATTCTCGTATTTTAGGGCAAGCAGTTTGAAGTCAAAACCAAAGGCTTCAAACACAGCTTGCTCTAAATTTTTGAGCTTTTCATGCTCCTTTTCCTCATTTGATTCCCAAAATAAATAGTTTGTTTTGATACTCACAGGGCAATTTTTAATAATTTCTCTCGCTAGTTTTGAGTTTCTAGCCGCCACATTGGCTTGTCTAACTTCTAAGTTTGTCACTTCATCAAGGCTTAATCCTGATTCTAATGAGAACAACACAGCCTTTCTTTCAACTTCCTTCAGCTTCAATAAACCAGCAATTAGGTTGCTCACCGTAATGGAATGATCTTTTTTTGATTTAAATCGGGCAATTTTTACCGAGTTGATTTGGCGGTTATAAATAGCGTCATTAATCTGACTAACCGCGTATTCAATTTCCTTATCAATTTGACTTTCTTCATTTTTAAACTTGAATTTAGCAATTACGGCGTTTAATTGATAATTTGTAATTCTTTCAATGTGAGTGGTCCATAATTTCGTAGTTGCCAAATCGCTATTTTTAAGTGCAGGCAAAACACCAGGAACAGATTTTAGTAGCATAAAAAAACTCCGAAATTATTGAAATTATCGGAGCATTCTATTTTAGGAAATTTTAATTGTTCATCAAAATGCTTAGGCTATTTTATCTAAATGTCCTGCACGGCGCACATGATCTAAAATCGGCTCTAAGGCATCTTCAATTGTTTCATCATTCTGAATCAACATATCGTACTGGTTGATTTCGTTTATCCAATGAGATTCGACCTGAATCATGACCTCTAAACGTTCCGCAAGTTTCTGATCTGCTCGAACAATTAAACGTTGTAGACGGCTTTTAATATCAGCGTCGACAAAAACCCCAAGATATTTAATTTCATTTGCTTTCAGATAACGCTTAATCTTCTTATATCCATTTGGGTCGACAATAATTATGGCATTTCGATCATCTGGCAAGGTTTTGAAATTATCAATCGTTACGCCATATTCATAATTACCATGTTTATTTGTCTCAAGGAACTGATCAGCCTTTTTTAGTGCATCAAACTCTGTTTGAGTAATAAAGTGGTAGTGCAAACCATCAACCTCACCTTCCCGTTTCGGCCGTGATGTTGTGGTAACAATACGATTAAACCCATATTTCTCGGTCAGCGCGTCAGCAATGGCTGTTTTGCCGCTGCACGTTGTTCCAGATAACAATACAAACATCGTCATACCTCATAAGAAGAGGCGGTAGAACCGCCCCAATTAATCCCGATCAATACACTTCCAACCTTGGAAACTTCCGCTTGAATAAGGGATGCAATCTGTAAATGCATAGTAATCATATTGGAAACCAATCTTACGCGATTTCTTCTGTGTAGATGAAGAAGAAACAGGCATCGGTTTAGCAGGCGTTGTAACAGGCTTCACAGAACGAATCGTACTAGGTTTTGTCACGGTCTTAACTGGACTAGAACGAAAACTTGTAGTGGTCGGAGCGCGTGTGGACGAGCTGCTGTAAGACCGCGCAAAAGATGTCGAAGGACGAGCTGAGGATACAGACGCTGCTCTCGCTACCACCACCGCTTCACTTTCTGCCAGCTTCTTGGCAGCTTCGATAGCGTTTTTGAATTGCTCTTCAATACGTTTTAAATCATCAGCTTCCGTTTTATCGATTCGATAGCAGTCCTCAACCATACGCGGCAAATACAACGAGTAATTCTGGTTACTGTTGGATGGACGCATAATGGCATTTGAACGCACAGTGATTATTCGACCAATCCAGTCACTAGGGTTTGCATCCACCTCGTCGCGCATTTTTTCATTCTTGATGGCGACATCCACAATGACTTGACCACATGCAGATTTACAATGCAAAGCTCCAGCTCTCCCTTGGTTCTTTGAACCCACCTTACCCGGATTAATGCTCACGACCTCCAGCTCACAATCCGCATCAAGTTTTAATTTAACTTGGTGTTTACTTGTACCGTCTCTCCAGTGACCTTCTGGATGCTTGATTACCAGCCCCTCTTTGCCCTGCATAAGTACATTAAAGAAGTGATCGTAAGTCTCGCTCAATGAGTGGACAACATGCGTATCAATCAGCCGCACATACTTAGGCTTAAACTTGGCCAGCATCGATTTAATCAGTGCAATACGGCGTTTATATGCTGCTTCAAATTTTCCCTTTGACTTAACAGAGCTAAGCGGAATGAAGTCCCAAATCATATAGATCGGTTTTTCATTTTCAGCAAATGAGCCACCCTTTGTGACCGAATTCAAGATGCCATTTCCTACCTTGCGCGGCAGAACTACACCATCACGCTCGACAAGTAGTTCGCCATGATATTGGACATCTTTGATCAGCATATTCATTTCCGCAGTAAGGTCGGAAAAATGCTCCATAGGTAACGGCGTGCCCTGGCGTGAGGACAAGAAGAACTTCTCTTCTAAATTGGTCCCGTTGGCAAACATGCCATCAGCTTTTTCTTGCAAATAAATGCCATCTTTCCACGGCCATGCCTTCAGCTTTACTTCACTAGGCAATGAACAGCGTTGGTATGGAAATACAGGAATCAAATCAGGCACGACTTTGTTGATCGTTGCATCACTAAAACCTGCACGTAAATCTTTTCTTAAAATTCGAATTAAAAGCTCGCCTGACTTCTCTGATAATTGAGCCAGTTGGCTACGCAGCGCTTCGCGCGCTGCATTGCCTGTTAGTTCACGGTTATTAAGCTTAGATAGGAACTCAAGGGTATCAACCTCATCAAACATTAACTCCCCTGTTCCTGCATCTTCTGCTTTTGGCAAAATTCCAAAGACAATAAACGGGTCATATGCCAAACGCAGAACTTCTCTGAACAACCCCTTTTCTGCTTCAAAATCCATGAGTAAAGCTAGTTTTTCATTTTTTGAGCTTTCAGATGCAATTTGGTTTAAAGCCTCTAGTAACTGATCGCTATTCATTGCTACACCTTATTACTGCTTTGCAAATGAAGGAATAAATGAATCTTTAAATGGGGAATCGCCTTCTTTGGATTTCAGCATTTCGCTTTTAGCGTTTTTAATCACTTCTCTAACATGGGCTTGATGAGCTTTAAATACTTCTTCGCCGAAATGCTCTTTTGCAGCTTGCAGAAAGACCGCTAGCCAATGATTGGTAAAATCACGAAGCATGTGACCTAGATCAAGCAAATATTCATCTTCTGATTTTTGAGCCAATAATTGTGCATATTCCTGAATTGATTCTGTGCCGGTATTCACGACTAATGCTGCTTGAACCTGTGCAACCACCCCCATAATGGCTCTCATGTAAACTTCAAGCTGTTGTGGACCATTAACGTGAGCTTTTACAAACTCTTCGGTTAAATCCTGAATCTTGCGCATGTGATCAGGAAGCAAAGTCATGAAGCGTAATTCCTCAGCATCTACATTTGACTCTTTTAATGCCTTGATTAAAGCTTCTAATAAATCTTCTGCGTTGCTCATAATTTTTCCTGTGTGTTTGCTTTGAAACGGTTAGCAATTTCTAAAAGCGATAATCCGCTCTCGATACTTGGTACAGTTAAGCTCTCACTCTCGATATATAAGTTAGCGCTTACTTTATTTTCTTGTTGCGATTCTACATGATCATCTTTGGTATTCAAACTATTTTTCTTTAGTTTAGTATTGATTGCATCACTTAATGAATAATTACCCTTTGAATTAACTGGAATTTCTTTATCTAGTTTTTCACCATTAATATTAGTAAGTTCTAACTTATAATCAAATTTAGAAGAAATAGAAATTCCTTGTTTAGCCAGCCGCTTCCCAACTTGTTTTCGCATTTCTGAACGATCAATGTAATAGAGAGCCTTACCTGCCTCAATTTCACGTTCACGCATTTCGGCAGCTTCACAGTGATGTCTGTGGATAGCGACTACGCAAACTGCATCCACCTCGCGCTCATTTCCCTCCTGAACATTATGGATACGCTTTAGGCATGCAGCATAATTAGGACGGTTGCCAGTATGAGGGCAAAAATCGCAGTAATAGGCATTTGTTCCGCTTCTGGATAATTCCAAATCGAGTACAGGAAGAGTTTTAGTTACCATGATCCTTGAACTCCTTTATAGGCAGCATACTCATCTGTATCAAGAATTAATTCGCTCAGTTCGCTTCTGATAGGTCCAAAATAATTTTGAAAAATTGACTTGATCTCAGCTTCTCGCCCTTTGTCAAAAATATTGGATGCTTCGCGACCGAAAATTGATTGAGCATATTCAATTGGATTAATCGAATCCGAATTGGTAGACAATTCATCAACTAGATTACGTACAGCAGCCTTACTTAAATTCTTTACCCTTTCTGCTACTGTTGAGTAAGAAAGTCCTTCGTATTTTTCAAGAATTTCGACCGTTCGGTGATACCCGCCCTTGTTATCATGGTAATCAACAGCCTTGATCGCCAAGCCTAATACTTCATCTTGAGTATGCTTGTGGACAGCAAAATATTCTGTGAGCTCCAAAACCTTTTCATTCGTTGTGGTTTTTGTCACCATAAACCGACAGTGTGGAACCCCAATAATTACTCTGTTCATTACCAAGACCCCAAAACTTCACCATAAAATTCTTGTCGTTGTGCCATGAGCTGAGCTGCCTTACGCTCTTCCTCTTCTTGTTTTCGTTGCCGTTCTTCCTCTGATTCATAGTTGAATGTAAATTTGTACATGTCATCAACTGGAATCCCGAACGTTTGAGACAAGGTTTCCAAGTATTTTTCAAAACCCTTTTCGGTAATCGCTGATGCGAAAGGCGCTCTAATGGCATTAATCTGAGAGTCGAGAGTCAAGTAAGTAATAAAATCATGGAAATTATCAAATTCGTGCAAGATTTCGCTTTCACGTAAATCGCTATATTCACCTGCTTTACCTTTTACTTTTAGTGTTTTATTAAATTCGGTATCAAGAGTTGCACCATTACCTTCTTGATGGTGTTTGACTTGAGCGGTTTGATTTACCGCTGAGCCATAAATTTTGAATAATTGCGTGTTGCGTTTAGCTCCGTCCTGTACCGATAACAAGAACATCGAATAATATTTTGTCCCACTCGTATGCAATGAGTAGGCACTTCTGACCACAATTTTTAAACTCATAGTAAAAGCACCTTGAAAACTTCAACAATATTTTAAAAACAATGATTTGGAATCAAATACGATTCAGACTTTACCCATATACTTAATGCGTAAACTTACTGCGCTAATTGGCGTAATTGGTATCGCTTTTCGATACGCTGTGCGAACGATTTCAGGGTCGACTTCATTGGGGTCACATCCAGCAGGCAACGTGGCCAACCTTGCTTTTATGCCAAAGCTATTTATCTTTAAACATGCGTCGATCGCAGACAGAATTGCGGCAGGCTCTCCATCCCACATAATCGTCACGCACTCCAATCCCTCATCTTTAAGCTTTAGTAGTTCAGCCATTTGAGATTCATCACCACCTACCGAAAGATGCTTACCAAATGACGCGACAACTCCAACATTGCAAAGGAACTCGTCTTCCTTGAAGGCTTGATATATCGCCATAGCGTCAAAAGCACCCTCTCCCATGACGATTTCAACGTAACCTAGGGCATTATGGCCGTTATATAGGTAAGTGCCCGTAGACGCGAAACCAGGAGGAAATAGATACTTCTTTTCAGCCTTTCCTGTAATGTCCCGACCCTGAAAAGACACAAGCTTGCCTTCAAGGTCCCTGACAGGAATGATGATTCTCATGCTGTAGTTTTGGTATTGCTTTTCACCCGTTGGGCCTATGTATGCAAACCAACCCTTTTGACAGAATTTCAGTCCAAATTCACGACACGTATCGAGCGTTATATTTCGCTCTTTAAGGTACTTTAGGTTCTGACCCATGATCGGCAAGTCATAGGCTTTTGGAAGCTTTAGATCGCCAATTTTGGTTTGTGTGGGTTCACTTTTGCGCTTTGGCTGCCAGCCCTGCTCCTGAGCAATTGCTTTAACATGCTCGACTATCTCTTTATTGCTTAGGCTATTACCGCCTATACCAGCCTTAATAAACTTCCATTTCGAGAATTTGGTTTCGCAATCACCATGAAAGCAGTTACCCAAACCCGTATCCTGATTCAGATAGACTTTCCAGCTTGAGTTACCACATACCGGACATTCCTTAACATTCAACTGGATTCCGTTTTTTCCGCGAGTTACTTTGTATTCAAACCCTTCGCGGTTAAGCCAATACTCCATATCAATGCGGTCTAATATCTCCGCTAAACTTTCTTGATCGCTCATATTGCAAAATCGCATTAGATAAAATTAGCGCTTATTTATACTAGCACAAATTTATAAATAAGCGCTTACTATAATATTGGGTTAAATTTATTCGACGCTAATCACTTCTTCCAAGAACCTCATCATGGACACATTCTGCTTAATCACCACAGTAACCCCCATCTCTTGGTTTCGAGAAGCTGCAAAGTACAATCGAGCCTGACCTTTCGCTCTCTCTTCCTCTGTAATGTTGATGGAGATTGCAACGTCAGCGGTCCTGATTTTGTTAAAGTCCTCAGCTACGTGCTCTGCCTTGGCTACCGTTGACTTAAAGCCCTCACGGTTGGTCTGAGTAGCTGTCAGTAACGCCACATTCTCTTCAAAAGCAATCGCGCGTAAATCAACATAGACAACTCTTGAGTTCTCTTTTGGGTCATTTGTACGAATATCTGGACGCATCAAATCTGCATAGTCCACAATGATCATATCGAACTTGATTGGCGGTCTTATCGTTCCATCAGGGTTCCGCCCAGGATTCTTATACCTATCAATTAATGCTCTTAGCTGTGACGGAGAAAATGTACCGGAACCAAATTCATGAATAATAAATTTGCCCGCCGTCTTGGCTACCGTCTCGACCGCAGTTGCAACACTTGCAGCCTTCGACGCCAATTCTTTCATGATCACTTTTGAAATAGAGGCATCTAAACGGTCTGCAATAATGTCTTTACCAACTTCTAGCGTTACATATAGAACGTTGTATTTAGCAAAGCTTGCGATACGGCCAAAGTGAATAAGCGCTTGCGTCTTACCTGCTTTTGCACCGCCCATTAATAGAGACAGCTCCTTGCGTCCCCAACCTCTGTGATACAGCAGATCATCAAGTTCTTTACAGCCAGTAGTAATGCCTGTCGGAGGTACTTTGCCTGTCAGCTTCTCGATACGTGCCAGCTTACGATTCAACGCCTGAGCGAAGAAGTCATAACCAACACCCTCTTCATTCAATCCGACCGCAATAGCTTCCTTGATACGCGCTTCAATCTTGGCGTAATTCCCTGCCTCAAGATCAGGAACAGAATTAACAATCGCATTGGATACCGCCTGTTTTCGCGCGAACTCAACAACCTTTTCTTCAACGAAAGCCTTGTCAGTGACATAGATGCCAATTAATTTCTTCCTTGCTTCCACAATTGCCGCTAAAGTTTCTCGCTTATAAACTTTAGAAGCAGCTTTATCCTTGATAATTTGGACAACAGAAGCAGGATCAGGAGAACATCCATATTTATTGAAGTGTTGGAGCGCAATATCGACCAGACATGCTTCACCCTGATTTTCGAAAAATTCTGGCTTCAGAATATGGGCGGCTCTTCTAAGAAACTCATCGTCACGTAAAGTTAAAGCCGCAATTTTTGATTGAAACTCATCGTCGTAATCAAACTTTTCTTCGGTGAAGCCTTCGAGTTCTTTATCAACGACCTCTTCTTCATGAATTTCGGCCACAGCAGTAGACATATAAGATAATCCTTATAGAAAATAGATGGCTTACGTTTAAGATTTAGATTTCGACTTTCTCTCTAGCTCATCAACTAGGTCTTCAATCCCCTTAGTTGGTGAGAACTCGGAAATTTGGTGTTTGAAAAGAACACGCGCACGATAACGACCGTTTTTATCACCATTCAAATAACAACGAAGCGAGATCGTTTCTGCATCCGCAGCACGGATGTATCCACGCACAACTTCGCCGTCTGTTTTAATGACTACAATTTCCTGTTCTTGCTCTTGCAGCTTGCGAACAAACTTCATGTAGCCCATTTCTTCAATTTCGCATTCGTTCGCAGGCAGCCTACGCCCATACGTTTTACGCGGCTGAAATTGAAGTTTTTGCTTTTCTTCCGTATTTAAGTAAATAGACTCCTTTGAAATTGGAGCGCTATTGCCGAACTTGTTTTGTATCGCAAGTTCTTTCTGCCATTCGCTCATTAAAACCTCGAAACATTAGTAATTACTATAAAAACGATATTATCAAATTATAGTAAGCGCTTATTAATATTTTAAGAGAAAAAAGCATTAAATACTGGATTTAATAGCTTGGTTGATGATCGAAATGTCAAAAGACTCTAAAGCTTTTTCAATGCGAAGTGCATCATAGCGATAAATGCATGTCCCTAATGCATAATGCTGCACTTGACGCATCCGCACCTGCTTAACAATAAAATCTTCATAATCAACTTGCATTGGACTGTTATGAAAAAGTGTAGCGGTAAAATATGGACTTTTAGCGATCTGGAGCGAAGCTTGACAATAAGACTCCCACTCATGGAACACTTCAATTAACAGTTCTTCTTTTTTTAGTTGAGCAGGTCTAGGTGGCAAAGGTCTACCATTCGCAATCACCTTAAAGCATTTATCAAATGCGGTTTTTAAATAGAAGTCATAACGCATTCCCAAAGCATCAATTGCCTGTCTGAGTCGCCAAAATGACAAGGCCTCACGGCTGAGTAAGAAATCTCGCTCCTTAATGGGTTTAACGAATTCGGCCGCCTTATGATCAATAGCTTTTCTATAAAAGTTTCGATATTCATTTTTGAAAAGCCGAAAGAAGTAATAAGTGGCTTGCATGGGATGCATCAGCCTATAGTCAAACCACTTGGTTGTCATTAACTGCGTTTCTAGCTTCCGCTCTTTCTTGGGAATGTATTGAATGGTGAGAATTTCGTAATGTTCTAAATCAAGGTCATTGCCATAAAAGTGACCCGCCCAATCTAAATACTTGGGTATTTGTTTTTCAACTTGGGACATCCGATCGTTTCCGAATAATTAATATAAAAACTTAAATATTATAGAAAGTATTATTTAATTATTCGTTAGCACTTCAAAAACCCAAGTTTTCGGAAAAGACCCAAGTGCCGGAATGTTTAAGCCGGTCTTTTAGAGTTATAAAGTTCAATTAATGCGTGTTGTAGAGTTACGCCTTTAATCTGGGCATATTCGCGGACGTATTCCTTGGTTACGCCTTCATCCAGCTTTAATAGAGCCTCATACAATCGTTTTATGCCATTTAATTCAAATTCATCCTTTTCTTCTACTGGCTTTTCAATAGCAGACTTATAAACGCCAGATTCAACGATAAATTCTTTTAATGGGTTCTCTTTGTTAAGGTCCTCTTCGCTGAGATCACTACCCAAAAACTCTTGGGTCGATACTTTTGGAAGCCTAATGTTTTCTAAAGGAGTGCCTGTCTTTTTAGCTGAATCGGAAGAAGGCTTGCTGTCATGGATTTCTTTCGCTTCGCCTTCAATGAAGTTATCGGTTTTTAAACTTACTTCAAAATAAATGCCCGTGATATTACGTCCTGTCTTGATTTTCTTTTCAGTAATAAACAGGTCAGTAAAACTATTAATCTGATCAATTGCCGGCTTCAATACACGTTTATTGAAGTTGGTCATATCCGTACTTTCGGGATTTTTCTTGTCTCTATACTCATGAGGAAGAAGGCCCATCTTGGCACGGAAGTCCTCGAAGTCATAAACAGGAGTTTTACGTATATCCGAATTTTTCCAACTAGCGACCAACTCATACAGACGGATGCCATATTTACTGGTCACATCGCGTAAATTGTCGATGGCATATTTGGTAAAGGTTCCTTCTAGCTTGGTTACTAGAGGAATCACATCAGGAGCTAGGGTGATCGTTAATAATGCATCATCCTTAACGTATGAAACTCGTGATACCCAACGTGACCGAACCACCTCAATCTTGCCATTTCGCATTGTGGTGTAAGAAAAACGTCTTTCAAATAAGGTATCTTCGGCTTCCTTCAGTGTTTTATATGCCGCGCTCACTGTTGTATTAAATTTTTGGGCATATAAGGAAGCAGGAATCTCGATAATCGTTTCGGCAGTCAGATCTGCATTCTTGTTTCTGGAAACTAAAATGGCGAGTAGAATTATTCTTTGCTCAGCAGTGTCCAAAGCGTAGCTTGCATTAATCAATGCATTCGCTTTATAAACATCTGAATTCCTAATAAGTTCTGCCATATATTCCGTTCAGAAAGGTTTTATTGGTTTTCGTAAAAGGTACATGATTAGATAATGTTTGTAAATCTAGTTATCCAGCAGGAATTGAGCTGATTTATATTTAAGGATTTTGACCAAAACATGACAATGTAATGACATTACCGGAGTTTTTGTACCTTTATATGCATTCCTTCGGAATTTTTGTACCGTTATAGGGTTTTTAAACGGAGAAAATGTACCGTTATGACTCCCCTATCGGAGTTTTTGTACCGTTATCTTGATTTTGGCTATTTGCTTAGCGGAGAAAATGTACCTTTATAGGGGTGTGAACGGAGAAAATGTACCGAAATCCTTTTATGTATTCTTTAAGTTAATGGAAAAATGGCTTTAAAAGGTACTTATTCGGAGTTTTTGTACCTTTATAGGACTTTTAACGGAGAAAATGTACCGTTAAAAGCGATTTAACGGAATTTTTGTACCTTTTAAGCTATTGAAATTAAAGGCCAGAATTTTTGTACCGTTAAAAAGGAATATTTGTACCGTAATTAAAACTTTTTGTACCGTTAAAACGGAGTATTTGTACCGCTGAAACGGAGTTTTTGTACCTTAATAGGCTTTCAAAGCATTTATTAGCAATCGTTTCAGGCCCTCTAAAAGAAAAAAAGAAAAGATTTTAAATTCAAATAGGTTTTAAGTTATCCACAACGGAATTTTTGTACCGTTATTATCAGAACACTTGTAATTCAAAGCATAGAGCGTTTTTAAAAAAAAGAGTTCACAGAAAGAAGCGAAACATGTTTAAGTTTTAAATTCAAATTAATGTCTGTTTTGGAAATAAGAGAAAACAAGGATGATGCATGTTGTGAATAACATCAGGAATGTAACAAACGAAAGAAAAAAAGAAGCCATTATTAACGACTCATAGGCGCACACTGTAAACAAACAGTGACATGGATATTGTTTTGAATAGTAGAAGCTGTACATCCTGAAATCAGGATGCACAGCATGAATAGGGTTAAAAGTTTCATGCTAAAAATAATTTCTTTTCAGCAGAACGGCGATTAACCAAACCAGGAATCCGTTTACCGTTGTCAAAAACCCAACGATCAAACTGATTTGCAGCTCCAGTAAAATTGCCTTGGTTGAGTAAAACCAGCATTGTGCTTTTAACGAAAGCTGTCTCACCTACGTTGTAAACAAAAGAAGCCAGTGCATCGAATTGATTTTGCGACACCTTCACTTTCACACACTTATCAAGACATGCATCAACCCACTTACAATCGTTTTTGAGCCATTCTTCTGCTTGAGCGCGTGTGCAGGTATCACCCATTCTGACAGCCTTGCCATTTGGATATTTGATTGTTCCGAACCCGATAGTCGGTACACTGCCTGTATCCAGATATGCCGTATTCCTGAAACCTTCAAATCCACGAATAAGTTCATATCCTTTTTCGGAAATATCCCATTGCCCTGTAACGCCAGATTCAAGTTTGTAACCAATGAGTTTGGCAAAAGTTTCTAAACCCGCTTTTTCAATGATCTCATCACCAGCGGTTACTTGTTCTTGCGTTAACTTTCCTCCTGACATCGCCCGAAGCCAAGAATAAGTTTGTGCAATCTGGGCCATTTGCACTGATGCAAGCGTGGATACCATGCTACTCATTAATCTTTAAACTCCTTCAGGTCGTTTTTAATATCAGTTGCAACTTCGAAAATGTCGGAACCCTCCTTCTTTTCGATATAGTTGAAAATCCAACGGACAATAGCCCACCCCGGCAAGCCACATGTGAAGAAG